TTATTTCTTCTCTTTCACTTTTTTAGTTCCAGATGTAGATGCTTTATTCATTTGAGTCATCATTTGATTGATTTTCTTCTGCGACGGTTTTTGTCCCATTTGCATCATCCGTTGTTATATCAATGTTTGTAAGTAGTTTAAATCCACTATTTCTGTTTAGAAAACTATACCATTAGGATTTTAATTTGTCTATATCCTTAACCAACTTCTAGGATTTATGCTTTAAGGTGTGTGATTAATAAGGGGGTGTTTTCCCCGATTTAATGAATAGCAATCCTAATAAGCCATTTTGTGATAAGTCGTGCATGACTACAGATACAGCCATTCCCTTAATGGTATAAACATTATTGATTTTAAACTGCTCTCTCGCTTCAGGAGTATCACGCACATCAACAAAGAAAGCAATTTCCATCATTTGCAGAGCAAAGGCATCATTTAAGCTACGTTCCCATTGTTTCATAACTCCATGAATCAAATAAGGATCGGAATAAGCGTCTACATAGATTGGTCTTCCTAACTCATCAAATCTATCAATGACTCTTCCTAAGAAATCACGAACCTCTATAGAAACGTTGCAACTAGTCATAGTAGCACGATATTTATTATGGCGTGGCGTTTTGACTTCTTCATTAACAATATACAAATGTCCTCTATGCTCAACATAATCCCCTCTTCTAAATGGCTGCAAGGAACTGATATGACGATTCTCTACCATCCCTAAATAGGCAGTAGCAATAATGGCTTTCTGCGGTTCACCATTAATCAATACAGTTTCAGAAAGAGAATCAAATGTATCATTAATTAAAGTGTAATTCGTTAATAGATTCATCGTTCTCCCCCCTTAATTAAATAGCATGAAGAAATCAGATTGATTATTGTCTGTTCTCATGCCACGAATTTTCTTCTCTAGTTGATCTATGCGGTCTGTTAGATTCTCATGGAACTCTGAAACCGTCATATCATCCAATTTAACGTTACGCATCATTTCAGGGTTGTTAGCGACTGACTCCAATGTAGATAATGCAGTTTGGAAAATAGCTTTCTTAGCAGAAGGAGATTGAGCATTATATTCCTCATGCGGTTGCAATCCGTTTTCCTGTAGATAGATAATTAGTTCCTGCTGCGATAGAGCAATCCCCTTTGTTTCCATTTCTAAGCGTTGAATATTTTTCATTTTATCTTTCCTTTCTATAGTTGGTTGAAAACGAGCATAAGAAAAAGCCACATCATTAAGATGTGACTCAAATTCATTAGTCTAATAGAGGTAATAGCTTTCTCAAGTCAGTAAGAGCTTCCCCAAGAATTTCATTGTATTCATCGTAATCAATGCTATTGTCGGACAAAGTACTATATTGTGATAAGAAATTATCTATTAGTATCCTTTGATCTTTATTCCCGTATTTAAAATAAGGCGATAAAGTCGCACTAAGAACATAATATCCCATTCCTACACTGTTAATAGTATCAGCATCAATTAAACCATCCAAACCGCCTCTATCTTCAATATTTAAAGCTTTCCTACATGTAGCTTCCATAAATAAAGCATTTTCACGAGCCATTAAATTCACCTCCTCTCATTTTCAATTACAAAAATTTAAAGAGGTAAAATTAATCTTGAAAGCTCGTTAAGATTCCATTATCAAAATACAAATATATCCCATTGTCATATACCCATTGCTCACTTACAGTTGATTGAGTCACAGTTCTATTAATCTTATTAGGTTTTCCTAGTGTAGATTCCAATACTTGATCGGTGGTCATTCCGATTCTAGCTTTAAATTCTGATGCGTTTGCTTTTTTATAAGCATCTTCCCATACAAATAATCTGATTCCCTTATCATTTAAAAACTTAGTAATTTCTCTTGATCGGATACCTTTATATGGTGGTTTTACATTTGTATAAAGTTTTTGATATGCAGCAGGACTATCTTGATTCATTAGAAGGTTTACATATGCGTCTAATGCTAATACCTCTTGACTGTTAGAAAGATAACCACTTGTACTTATATATCCTAGTTTGGTAGTAGGCTTAAAGTTTTCATCCATATTTTCTATATATTGATCCAGATTGCTAATTGCTTCTTGTTCATATTCGTATTTGGCATTTTCAATATAGTCTTTTGTTTCATCATACATATATTCTTGCGTAAAACTGCTTTGATCTCGCAAATATTCTTCTAAATCATCGTCTACAGAATTAACAATTGCTCTATTATATATGTCGGCTAATTCAGTATCGTTTTTATGAGCAATTTCACCACTTGCTACTTTGTCATTATAGTCTTTGAAAAGTGTTAATTCATGACCACGTTCTAAATACTCTTCGTATTCAACAAGTAACTCTTGAGTTATGTCAGAATTACCTACTGAATTTTCTTCTACTGTATTAGCTTCCTCATCACTACAGGCAGATAAGAAAGCTACAGATAATACAATAGTCAAAACACCCCTTTTAACCATCAGATTTCCCCCCATTTATAATTGATAATTAAATTGTACCATTACTATATAACCACTCGATAGGGGGGAGCAGGGAATTTTCTAAATATTATGTGGGTGAAAAATCGTGAGTGGTGGGCGCACTGTTTTAGCTTTTGGGGCATCGTGTGAATAAGAAATGTATAAAAATATCTCTACTTCCGATAACTTACCTTATGTCAACTTAAATGAACGTCTAAAACCTTGATATGACTCAGTTTGTATATATTGATGTATTATGCACTCTAAAGTCACATGAATAACAGGATTTAAATATGCGATTATTTGTATATATTATGGTATTTCTATACATTTAGCAGTTTATAATATTTATTCTCTATTTCCACCGAATAAAGGTTATATAATTCACATTATGACACCTTTTTATAATTTCGATCTCTCAATTGAAGTTTTTAGATACATGAAATTTTCTTCCAATATAATGGAAAAGAGTGCAAGGATCATTTTCCCCTGCACCCCTTTTTTAAAATTTTTTTTGGAATCGGCTTCTCATATAACAGAGAAAAATTTCTGATATTACCACTAATCTCATCCTCCCCTATTTTCCCCATGTTTCCTCATAATCGGATGAACAGTAAACTTCATCTATCCTCACCATATTTTCATACCATTAACCAAACACTTCACTACACTAAAGTATCTGATTCACTTCAAATATATTCTCAGGATATTTTCAGGATATTTTCATATTTTTTTCAGAGATGATCTAATTCTATTATCAAATCTGAATGGGTTCTGCTTTCCCATCTACTTCAATAGCCTTTCCATCTTCCTCTAACTTCATTCTCTCAATCTCCTGCATTACATCAGTTGTGTAAGGCGAATGTTCAAGCAAGCTCTCCATGCTGATAGCGTTCATAGCTCTAAGCTCTTTCAAGTCCTTCACTCTCTCGCTCTCATTAGATGGACGGTTATAAGTAAAGAGTAACGAAAGAGTAGCATACTGTTCATCTGTGATCGTCACGCCTTTAAAGCTCAATAGCTTGCGTACCTTGTCATAACGCTCCATCATACCATCACGCAAATAGCTTTCATTCTCTGCTGCTTTCACTTCTGCCAAACTGAATAGCATCTTAATACTAACCTCTGATAGATTGCTCACATCACTCTTATTCATAGAGACAGCAGGAGTAGCAGATACATCTAATAGGCTCTGATTCAATTGGTTATATAATGTTTCAAATGCGTTAATGTCCAGATCATTACTCTTAAAATCAAATGTTGAGCCATCATCTAGCACTAATCCACCGCCGATAATCTCTTTAGGAATACCCCCTGTAGTTAGACGTTGCCCTGTGATAACTGGAATCCCCTGAAAATGAGTATAAGTAGCATCGACAGTTTTCGACAATAGCAATTCCATATTGTCTAAGATGCCAATGAAATCATCTAATACGCTTGATCCCTCAATGTCTGAGTATTCGTTATGAGTATGATAGTGAATAGGTAGTCCACTCAGGTTAGCAAATTGATTTACAAGATTAACTTTCCCACCCTCATTAGTATATTCTTTAACTACATCCTCTTCATAAAGTGTGTAGTAAGAAATCCCATCAAATACAAATGACTGAACAAAAGCGATCATTTCATTTTGGTGATTGTAGATAGGCGTTCCTTCGTCAGAGGGAATAATTTTAGAATCAATATATCCTTTCTTATTATAGTAGACATATTCAGCACATGAACCGAATTTGAGAAGATTGGAAAGGATTTTCAAGTTTTTAGCATTATACTTTCCTAGCTTATTTACCTTATTCAATTCATCAATCATCTTCTCATTGCCAGTAAGTACAATGTCATTTTTTAGAAGAAATTGCGTATGGAATTGCAATAACGTCTTTGCGGTCTGCAATACAATCTTTCTAGGCGTTACCAATTCACCGTTATACATAAATGAAGGTAAGTTCTGGACGTTATGATAACCCATTAGATAATCCTTTTTGGCTTCTACATTTAATAGTCGCTGCTGATTGGCAACGCTGTTCACTTCTTCAATAAACCAATGCTCATTATTTCTATGTTTGACTTTAATATATTCTTCTAAATTCATTTGAACACCCATCTTTCTATTTTGGTGTATGTCCAAAAAATTAGACATACCACTTTCCTTCTCCCATTGCTACATTGGCTAACATCATGCTAATTACTAAATCGTCCTTATTTTTTTCCCCACGCTTGTTCCCTAACTTGCCATCTTTTTCGACAAAAATCGTCATTTGTTCCAGCAGTGTTTTACACTCTATATTTATCATGCCTGTTTCAAAGTTCTGTCTGAAATTAGAAATGGCTATCTTTTTAGAGCTTTCTGTAGTAAGGAATCCTAGCTTTAATTTCTTCCGTCCACGTTCATCAAAAGACTTCATTTTATACAGGTTCATATATTCATGGACTTCTCTAAGTTGCTGCAATACGACTGATCCATAACTGTTTCTCTCTACACAAAGAAAACTGTAGTTATAATATCTGCCAATTGTATTGATGATTTCAGCAAATTCATGAGGACTAACTTTATTTGAGAAGAATGCTAAAACTTCCTGTCCATCGTCATTCAGCATACTTAGGGTTGAATCATCTCCCCCAACACCAGCAGCCACATCAATTCCTGAGTAGTAGCGTTTACCACGCTTAGGCAAATGATAAATTTCTAATCCACGACCAATAAAGCGATAAAGTGATTGAGGGATTTCCTCTTCAACTTCATCACGCTTCAACGGCTCTATAATATGCTCCATGCGCTCCAATACCTTAGATTGCTTAAATAAGCCATTTCCTGACGCTACAAAAGCTTCATATAGATTGGATGGGTATTCCTGGTGGAACTCTTCTAACTCCATATCAAGTAGCTTAAAACGTCTCCACATGAGGGAACGAATAGCGCACCCTTTTTCATGGAGAATCTTTTCATCTTCTTCAAAATCCTTAGGTGACATTCTAGTACCGCTATTGGTTGATTTAAACCATGCTTCGGCTTCGTCCATTTCTGTTTTCCATTGCTTCAAGTACAATCTATGATAGAAAGGAATAAAGTACATTTTGAAACGGCTCTTCCCTTTATCTGCGTTCATGCAAAGCTCATGAAAAGAGTTCATCCCTTTTGCTGTAGATTCTATAATCAATCTGCTGTGCTTTCCTTTGGCAAGTGATTGAATAACTGATAGCAACTGCCTATCAATATCATTGTAAAAAGCAAGCTCTGACAATAGGCAGAAGTCTATTGTAATTCCTCGGCCAATATCCTTATCCCCTGCCGTTGTGGATGTGATACGTGAACCATTCTCAAAGAACAATTCTGATCTGTTCTCACGCTTTACTTTAGGGAAAGCATTAGGATATTTCTTTCTCGGCAAAGTAGAGTTCATATCTTTTAATTTGTCGAACAAAGATTTAGCGGAAGCACCTAAATAACTGACAATCAATATATTTTGATTAGGAACGGTACAAGCAAGGTGTAGAGCTTTCGCAAGCATGTAAGTTGTAATCCCTGCCTGACGACTTTTCGGCACAACTAAAAATTTGTTATATTTAAGCAAGTTCTCTATATCTAACTGAGCTTCATTTAAAGTAAACTTCTGACGCTCACCATCATTATTCTGTATCTCTACAAAGTTCTTAGCGAACAACTCAAAGTCATTCATTACGGTTTCTAGCTTGTTTGTCGGTTTCTTTTCTATAGCTACTACCATCTATTACAACTCCAAATCATCAAATGAATTAGAATCAGATGGTTTAACATTGCTTGCTGCCTTATTGAAAGAGCGAATTTCTTTCTGAATCTGCAAGAGCAGTTTAATGCTCTTTTCATCTGCATCTTCCTCTTTTGCTCTTTCGGCTGTATTGGTATAGACTACTTCCAAATCATTAGCAAACTTTGATTCTAAATACAGAGAAAGCAATTGCAAATACTGCGGTGTCCGTTCCCATTTGATGTATTCATTCATAGACTTCACCTGAAGCTTATCCATAATTTCCTCAGCCGTTTCTTTCTCTTTGGTCTGGTTATAGCTAATGTCATGCTTCCACGTAAAATACAACCGCTTTTTCCATGACACTTCTTTTAGTGCTTCATAAATATTCATACTGATCTTCTCCTTTAGATTTTCTGCACAAAAAAACCATCAAGCAGTATGCTCAATGGTCTGTCCAAATCCTTTTGGTTTTTCTTCTTCCTCTTCTAATAATTTTGCTTCAACATATCTGTCGTACATGGTTGCAAATCGCTTTTCTAAATTTGTAGTTTCTTCTTCAATAATAGAGAGTTGCGATTTACTCAAGTAAGCTCTCAACAGAATACAGACATTTAAAAGGTAAAATTCTTTAGAAAGATATTGGGAATTTTTATATTTTTCTTTCTTTTGCTTGTCTTGAGCCAATGAAATGAAATTGTTGCACCATGCTCTATTTACTTCTTGTTCATCAAGCTCTCTAACTACCTTCTTATTTACGACATCTACAAACAGGCGTTCAAATTCATAGTCAATTTCTTGATCCTTTAAGTGCTGTTTCACGATTTTATTACATTCTCTTAATTCCTCAGAGTGAAAATTATTGAAACGTCTGGCGTTCATATAGTCTTGATATGCTACTTCTTGTTCCTCAACTAAAATCTTAATGTCCGCTTTCAATTCCCTATATTCAATGACATCAACGACTTGTACATTGCCGTCAATTTTTCGGAAATAGTACAGAGGTGTAATTTCAATTCTGTTTTGCTTCTTTAAGTGGTTAAAAGCATTTCTAATAATATCTACGTTTCTACTGTTAATGACTGAATTGATCTCCCTAATAGTCTTATTAATAACCTTTTCAGTATTCTCTCCTAAATTGAACGAATATAATTCCTTCATTTCTTCAAATGCTGCTTTTAAAGAATTGTCGTCTAATTTTGGCAAACCGATTAAGGAAGTCCATCTAGTAATGCTAAGAGTATTAGTTTTGATTTTCAACAACCGATTGAACACATATTCAATCATGATATTTCCCTCTGGAGTAGAAGCAAAAGAATTATAATTAAAAACCCTTTCTGTCTGAATCTCTTTTTTCCCCCAAAGGATATAATGTCTGCCTTTACCCTTGCCCTCTACTTGCACATTATGATAAAAAGTTTTTAATTTTGCTATTAAAGCTAAGATAGCTCTATCGCTAAATTCGCCTGTAACTTTATCCTTAGTGCCATCAAGTGCGCCATTCTTTTTCCATTTGGCAGTATTAAACTCATTGCCTTCAAAACCGTACTCCATTGTAAGTAAAATTGCTTCATACTCTGTAAGTGTAATTTTCTCTATAAGTGTCATTCTATAAGTCCTCTCAATTCTATAAGTTAATTTTGTTTTGCGTCCACTTCTCTAAAAGCAGGGACAACGACTCGTTTTGCGTAAACACCCAAAAAGTTTTTTTCGTTTCTGAATGAGCCATACAATGAACAGGAATTTGCCCATTTTCTAATAGATACTTCATTTGTTTATAGCTAAAACAATTATAATTTTTCATATAAGATTCCCTTCCATTTAAAAAGTTTAAAATTCCTACAACCTTCTTATAGATAAATATATATATTCTATAGGATAGTTGTAGGAATTTATTATAAAAATAAAAAACCTACGTGCGTAAGCACCAACTGGCGATTGAGTAGCGTAGCGAAACAATTGCTAGTTGCAAGATATTTGATAGTATACATCATTCTCCTGAAAACTCCAAAAGCATAAAATTATGCACCGTATTCATCTAGTGCCTGTTGAAGTTGTGAAGATTTCTGATACAGAGTAAAGGTTTCACCATTCTTAATAGACTTAGCTTTAAAGATATAGTGGAAACCTTGATCTCTAAGATAACAACTCATAGACTTCTTATAGCAAAAGAAAAAATCCTTATCACTCAGTTGCTTCATTGCGATTCTCCTTTCATGTGAGTTGAAACTTTAACTTTATCCTTATAGACGAAAGCATAACTAAAAGACTCTTCAATTTTTGTTTTCGTCAGTTCATGCCATTCAAGCTTTTCATTCTCTAATTTCTGTATTTCAGTAAATTCGCCTTTAGGAAGCTCAACCTTAAAGCCGACTGTTTTACTTAACCAATCTAAATCTACTTCCTGCTGATCCCATTTAATAGAACGACCAGTTTCAATAAATTTAAGCTTGTTGTTTTTCCTGTTAAGGACAATAGAAGCGTCTAAATTATTTACCTCCTTAAAGTAATACATATCTGCAATATGGGTTCTCTCTAAGACTTCTGCAAAATGGCTCATTCCTAATAAATCTAAATGATCCATGAAAATATATCGGTATTCCTCAGGATAATAACCTTTAAATCCTGAATCCACCGAAAGCAGAAGCTTAATTAAATCATCGGACAGTCCTTCCGTTTCCATGCCTAATAATGACCACAACATTATGAAGGTACTCATAGCAAATTTTTTATTATAAGTATCTCGGCTAATGTTCAGCAGGTTATTGATATTGGCCGAATCAGGGTTTTTATAACTGGCTGCGTCAAGCATGGTTAAATGATTGCAGTAGGTATAGCCTTTAACTAGAGCGAGATCAACGCCTATAGATTTACGCTTATCCTGTAAATTCAATGCTGATACTTTACTGAATGAATAGAAATAATTAATCTCATAGCCAAAAACGTGTTTCAATAAAGCACAGGATAATAATGAATCAAGATCATTTGTTAAAGTTAAATTTCTGTCTTGCTTTAGGGTTGCCCATTCAGGTATCAATTCTAGTAATTCTTGTTTCATAAATAATGATTCTTCAAAATAATTTTCCTTAGGTAAAGCTTCCTTTTCCTCAAAGGTTTCTAAAAACCAGTAAAATAGTCAACGGTCTGACTGCTTACGAGAAAAAGGAAAGCTAAGTTGAGTGAGTCATTTTTTCACTCCTTCTCATATGGGATTTTCTTTTATGTGATTAATAGTTCTCAATGAACTGCTTATAAAGAATTTGCTTATTGATGTCTAAATTAGCTTTGTCATTCTCAAAGAGTGAGAGCATTGCAATAGAACAGTCAATAAACTCCGCAATTTCTCTAAGCTTAATTTGCTTTTTTCTTCTAAGTAAAAATAGCTTTTCTTTTTCCATCTTCTTTCCCTCTTCTCATTTAAATTTTTGACTTCCATTTAAAAATAGAAAAGACACTCACCGTTAAGGCAAGTGTCTTATATGATTATGCTTCTGTTACTTCAAAAGATGCTGCTGCTTTTTCGTTCAATAGGGAAATACCTAGTTGAGTCTCAAGGAATACAGATTGTTTAGAACCTGATACTGGCTCAACTTGACCATGCAAAGGAATTAGGACAGGCATTTCAATATATTCAGGGTTAGCGATGAACATTTTGCCTTTACCTAATTCCTCTGTAAGGCAGAATGTGACCTGCCCATAGACCGTAGAGTAAACATCTGCGTCAAAGCCCATGAATTTCTCACGTGCAAGGTGAACAACGTTAGCAGAATCAACAAGATTTTTCTTCATAGATGCAGGAAGGAAAGCAATCATGTTGTCAGAAACGCCAGCATCATATAGTTTTTCTACAACTGATTCAAAAGCAGCGTCATCAAAGAAACCGCCTTTTAGTTGATGATCTGCGTCAATCTGCTCAAGAATACCAGAAGTGTGATAAGTACCTGTAGAAGCGTCATAAGAGCCTTTTCCGTGGATTAGCTTATTTTCTACACGCCGTTTAATAGCCTTAGTTTTAGAATCTACTTCTTTAGCAAGCAAATCACTAATACCATGATGGCTAGAGTATTGAGCAGTGTTAGAAACTGTTGCAGTATTTGCGAATAGCTCTAAATAAATCTGCTTTAGTTCCTGACCGTCTTTAGTATATTCAGGAGCATCTCCGCCCTCCTGTAGCGTTACGGCACTGTCTGCAATTTCTGTTTGAATCCAGTTATAAACGGGAGCAGTTGCTTTTACCTGTTTTGAAAGCAAGAAAGTTGTAAATGGGTTCTGTTTTTTATTTACCTCTACTAGCACGTCACGCAAATCAATTACTTTATCTTCTACTTTAAACATTTAATATTCCACCTTTAGGTTTTAGTTTTAGTCAATTTAAAAAGCACTAATCAGCGGTTACCGAAAAGTGCTTTAATCATTGATTTCGAATCTCCATTTTGTTTAGCTACTGTATATGAATCTTGCTTAGTGTTATCGGTTGGTTGATAGGAAAGAGAAACTTTCAGATCGTTGACAATTGCAGAGAGCTTTTTGATAGTCTCTTTTAGCTCTTTTTCATCGGCTATTGATACAACTTCCGCAAACTGCACAAGTCCATTTTCTTTAAGCTCTGCTTTTACCTCACGCTGAAACAATTCTTTTTCACGCTGTTCTAATTGCTTATGAGCTTCTTCCAGTGGATCAACTTCTGCTGGTTCTGTATCAACAGTTTCAGTAACACCCTCATTTTCTACTGCATCTGTTTCTGTAGTTTCAATTACTGGCTCTGTTGCATTTTCCATAATGATTCTCCTTTTTCTTAATTAAATTTGACTTGAATTAGTTGTCTCGCAACTACTGGCTTACCATAAATACCGCTAAACTCAAAAATAAAATCTGAGTCAGCCGTGTAATTGTAGTCATAATAAAAAGACCCTTGAGATAAATCCTAACCCGTTCGGTTCACTGGTACAAAAACCCGAATAACATCTGAAATCGCAAAGATTTTAGCAACAAATAATCACAACTTTATAACAACAAATAGTACCTCAATTCGTACAGGTTTAATCAACCTAATTAATGCGAATCGGCGGTGCTATTTTTCTCGTTCATTTTTCTCGCCTTTTTAAAATTTTTCATTAAGTAAGCTTCTTTTATTGAAAATTAAGGTAAAATGAGATCAAGGAGGAACTTAAATGGTAATATACCGTTTAAGATTTAAGAAAGGGGGATGTACTATGAAGCAGAAATCTAAATTATTCATTTCAATAATAGCGTTGAGCATCGGATTAATATCGGTATTTACCGTATGGTCTATTTCAGAAATAAAAATTTCTTATGATGAACCTCAGGAAGCATTATTGGCTGAGAATGAGGATGCAATCTTAATTCCCGCTTATGTAACGGAGGACAAAGCCTTATTCTACTTCATCACAGATTCAAACAACATTGGCGCAGCAAAGATTAACAAAGGACTATTTGGCTGGAAATCGGATTACCAAGTATGGAACGAGCCTATTGGAACTATATCTGACGAAAAGTTTAACGGATACCAAAAATATGGGGATGAAATAATATTTGGCTTGATGGAAAACGGCGAGGAACTTACAGTAATGGCCGATGATATACCTGCCAACAAAATCAACTTGAAAGGTTCTTTGTATGATGAGTCGATTGAGATGGAACTAGAAAATGTATACCTATGGTACTTTGAGTCAGACAATTTATCTCAAATAAATGAATTGAGTTTGATTAATCAGAATACAAATGAAGAATTAGACACTCACCTATATGAAAATTAAATCAAATCATTAACATCGCATTTTGCGATGTTTTTTGTTTGAAAACAAACGGTGGCTACTTAACAAAGTCTTTTCAACAAAAAAGCTTCACCAAGATTTTGGCAAAGCCCTCGAAGTTTTAACGTTTGTAAATAATGTCTTCCCACGTATACACCTTGTCAGCGATGCCGAGTCGTTGAGCTGGTGTTTTCTTCTCACCATTCGAATTGAACGGCATACAGAAGTTATAGTAAGTTCTCAAAATCGTGATGGCCATTTGTGAGTACCTCGGATTGAAGTTCGAATAAATATAACTCTTACCATCTCCACGTGCCGTTACAAGAGGTCTTTCTAAAATCGACAATCTACGCCTTACCGTTTGAAAGAACCCGTTTATCGCATTGTCATTCACTTGTACTAACAGGTCAGCCAGTTGCTTATCAGATAAACTCCACGTGTCTGTTAAAACATCCAAATGACGATGGCCACGATCACTTGTAGGAATTGGGTGTTTCAATGATTAATGGATTAGATTTAGTTCCAATTCCTAACATTTAATCACCTACAATACTTGCGGAATTTGAAGCTTATGAATAATTGTCAGTTCATCATCAGCCGACTCAAATGTAAAGCTAGTGAAGTTTTCAGTAGTAATTGCGTTAGCTCCAGTAGGTGAATCAAACACAACTGATTTCCCGACTGTTTGATTAGTGAATAAAGCGTCTGAGCCTTTGATAATGAGCTTGTATTCAATTGTTGGGGTGTTTGCACTTCCAGCGATTTCAAGGCCGTCAGCAATACCAAAACGCTTTAAAACTGTACCATCCGGCTTCCGCAACTCTAGGTATTTCCAATTTGCAATTACAAACTCTCGAATCTTTTGATAACCGTATTGATTGATTTCAGCCACAAAATGACCACCTTTTCATTTAAAGATTTTATTGAAAAATTTGATTGATAGACATAAAAAAAAGAACCCTAATGGCGTAAGGTTCTAAAAAATAAACTACAAAAAATTTGCATTACAGAATGAACTATAATGACTAAAGTTGAACAGAGGTCTTGACTCCTCTTTATTGTTCATTAGGTGTAATACGTAAATCAATCTGGAGGAGAGAATACGCATCTGAGGAGCAAAAAAGATTGACTTTTCACCCCTACACTAGTACCTAATTATACTCAAAAAGTGTTACGTTTTAGATTGCTTAAATCGCTTCCAATTGTTCTTTAGTTACCTTAGACTTTTCTTTCAAGCGTCTAAGTCTATTTTTGAAAGCAGATTCTTTCATATTCATCTGCATAGCAAAATATCTTTTATTAAATCCGATCAGATGACCCTTTTCATTAAATGTAAATGGTGCAATATTGATAGCGTCAATTTCCTTCTGTATCACATTCTTTAACATGCTATAGAAAACGGCTTGATTGCTAGTAAGATTGTCTTCATTCACCTGCAAAATATATTTGGCACTAGTTTTAATAAATTGTTGCTTGCGGATTTCTTCTTTCGTCACATAATACTTTTCGCCATTGATGTTATGGACTTTCGTTCCCAGCAACTTAGTAAGTTTACGGTCAACTTTCCTTTTCGTACTTATAGCAATAAAGCCTATAATTTCATCTTCTGATCTAGTTAGATCAACGCTCGACAGTACCTGATTCAATGACTCTAATATTAGAGGTGTATACTGATTAAGCAATTTGCTCTTTTCTCTATTAATTGCAGGGAGAATATTTCTAAACTCCATAAATTCATCATATACGTTCCCATAACCTATCTTATCCCATACTTTAGATGGTACTTTGTCAAAATCGTCTTTGTAGTAATGAAAGCCATGTTCTGCAAAAGTGCTATAAATCGTATGCAGAGCATCATCATCATATATTGACTGCTGGCTTCCTTCAAAAAGATACTTTCTTCGCATGCCATTAGCTTTTTTAGTGTACCTAGCTAACCAAATTCTAATATTGTATGCTAGTCGGTATTCAGCAGTATTTTTCTTAACAGTATACTTCGGTCGCCAACGATTAAATGTTAAAGTGTAATGTCCATCTTCCTCATTATAAAACTCTTGCTCGACTTGCTTGCAGATCATTGTAGTCTTAACCATTTCTGATTGAGCCAACTTCATTAATTCAGCAGCAAAATCATGTTCCCCTTGTTGATGCGCTTTAATCTTCTCTTTAAAATCCATTTTCATTCCTCTTCTCTTTTGTGTATATCCTCCAAAATAGAGGACTACCAAAAAGAACATATTATTATTATTCTACCCACCAACTTCAAATTCATCAACGTGATTTAGAAATATTTATCTTTATTTTCTTCTTCTTTCTCTTCTCTATCTCCAATGTCAGCATAAACCTCTTGTATTTTTCTTGCAATCCGTTCAATTGTTTCATCTGATAGCGCTTCTCTACCTACTCTTTCTAGTTGCTCTAAGTATTGTGGATTCTTAATAATTTTTGATTTCGACATATTCACTTCTCCTTCTTTTAAGTAAGTTATAATAATACATAGTGTTTAAATACATATTTTACCAATTAACTTACGTCTATCTTACTCTATTTCTTTAGGTGTGTCTATTCAACTACTGAATCCTGTATCTCACGTTCTAAATACCTCACATAAGCAGCAAGATTCTCTATGTTCTCTTCATTCTCCCCCTGCACCATTAACCCCCATAATTTCTCTTTAGCTTCCTTGATCTCACTTTCTAGCTTTTCTCTAGCGTTATATTCCTGCTCTAAGTTCCTCATGGTTATCTCCCTCCCTCTAGTTATCTTCATCCCTAAAATTCTTTTGTTTTCTTGCTCTATTTCACTTGACCTTTAACGCTTTTTGACAGCAGAGTTGGAGAAAAATAGGAAATTCGTAAAATTGTTGCCTTACTTTCAGACACAAATAAAGCTATGTCTGAAAGTAAAGCAGCAATCACGTTTTTAACAGCGTCATTGTGTCAAAATGAGGTTCGTCCGTCTTTGTCTAATTGGAAACTTTCGTTTCTTATATCCCCATCTGCTTACTGCCCACAGATGATTACAGGAGTATAATGCTAGTGCCGTAACACTTCAGTAAGCTCTCTCCTAGCCTTTAAAGGTAGCTACCACCCTTCACTGCTCACCGAGACAAAGAACGGCTAAAAGAGCAGTATATCCGTACTTATTGCATCGGGAACGGAAAACCCTGTCAATTTTAGATTAGTGTCGTGTTACTAGGCATTCCACGACAAGAACACTCCCGAAAAATGACATTACTTAATAAGCCTTGCAATATCACATTTTTTGCGATAATATTAAGGTACATTTTGAATACGGGAGTATTCTATATTTAGTTGGAAGATCAGTGATTGCCGTCACTGGTCTTCTTTTTTTGTGCAGAAAACTAATTAATCTTTTGTTGAAAATCTCCCCATGAGAGGACTGGAATTAATAGCTTTAGTAATCAATTGCTGATCGCTCATACTGTGCAAATACCGCTGCGTAACACTAATATCAGAATGTCCTAAGAGTCTCGACAAACTGTAAACATCCATATTAGTATTGTCTAACCATTGGACAGCATAGAAATGCCTGAATGTGTGCGGAGAAACCCTTTTCCCTTCCACCCCTGCCCTCTTACCTGCTTGCTTTACAACGCTGTCTAACGCCACATGAGATAGCCCACGCCCCTGATAAGAAAGAAAGTATTCGTCTGTAGTTTGTCTATCTTTGAAATTTTGTTTTCTCAGACGTTCATACTTGATAAGGATTCTTTTCAATGCAGGGCTGATGAAAATGATCCGTTCTTTATTCCCCTTACCATTTACAAGTATTTTAGTTTCACTAAAACTCGCTGTCTTCAATGTCCTCAATTCCATTGCTCTGATTCCTGTATCCGCTAGAAGCGCTATAATGGCTTTATTTCTCGCTTCTAAATACGTCTTATAAGAAAATGAATTAATCATGGCGTGAACCTCTTCCAGAGTGAACCCATTTAACACTTTCTCAGGCACTTTAGGAAGCTCCACTTTTTTAGCAATATTCTCAGAAAGATACTCTTCCTTTTCACACCAATTAAAAAATGATGCAATCATCTTAAACATGGAAACAATGCTTTGTGGCTGCAATCCTGCTATTTGCTTTTGTCTTACATAGGCTTTTAGATCATAGACCGTTACAGATTGAAGCTTAGTGATCCCCCTGCTTTCTGCTAGATAGGACTTCAACTGTTTTAACTCTTGCCTTTTGTTAATCATCGTTTTTGCAGTGAATCCCTTTGCCTGACAGAAATAATAATACTCATTGATTACATCTTCTAACTCCAC